TCTTCTTTTAGAGAAGTCGTAGAAGTCCTGAAATCCTTGACTGTCTTTCTTGAGAGCAGAAAGTTTTTCGTTTGGTAAGCCACCAAAGAAGTTAGCTTGTTGGTATCTGTCCCTATTTTCACGAGTTCTCAAATCCATAGTTGGATTCCCTGATCCTTTGAACATCTCGGTTAATAGAGGTTTCTTTTTGTCATTTAATACTCCTGCACGAGTGGTGGGAAGCTTTCCATTTCCTTTCTTTGTTGGCATAATACTTTTTATTAGATCGGGGTTCGAACCTTATTTGGTAAAAATAATCATTAAAACAGTAGCAACCAAAGAAATATAGAAAACTTTCTAATGCTACGTGTTAGATGTTCTATAGGAAGTTATTATATCATGTGATACAAATTTCCTATCATTTGCGTCATTTACGTACTCAAGCTTAACAAATAAGTGAGAGTCACGGAACCTAGCATCTCTTCTATTCAACGGTGTTATACCGTCTGCTTCATAGACTGCTCTACGAATAACATGTCTCCACTTTCTCATTCTGCGTTTGAGATCAGAAGCACTGAATGTAATAACTCCACTGTGTTGATAATCATTGTACATAGTGATATTGGTAAATGTAATCTCAGTATCATCTCCTGCTTGTGTAAGAGCTTCGGTTAACCATTCAAGATTATTATAGATCGCAATGTTCTCATTGTCAGGGTTAACGAGCAGTGTTACACTTGTAGGATAGTATGTACCATACAGATGTCCTCTGTTTGCATCCACATCATTGTGTCTGTAGAACTGATACCCGTCCCTTGTACCGTAAACCTTATCGTTATAGTTGATAACATAGTCAGGGAAGAAGTCGTTGAATCCAATGAAGGAGTCTATTAACTCGTTGTATACGAGCGACCAATTAGCAGTATAATCATTTACATACACTTCCTTAAACTCAGGATCGTGGAATAAGAACGTAGTACTACCATTTACTAACGCTGTACGGAAGTAGTGGTCCAGACCTTTCATTAGAGAGACCTCTTCCGGTCCTCCTGAGTACTTGTACATTGCTTTATTGATCGTATCTATCCAGTATAGACCGTTAGGTGTCTGCAATACATGTCGTGTATCTGAGGCTCCTATGTTGATCTTAGCATAATCGTAACGATCAAGTACTCCTGATACACCAAGAGAGAGTTGAGAGATTTGACTTGTCTGTAATAATGCACGTTCGTTAACTGACAGTATACCAAATGCTTTCGGTTGAAAGAACATAAGTTTGTCGTTCAGAGTAATCAGTCTTGTGATCTCTCCATATTGAGGATCAACATCTTTGAGTGCGTTCGCTCCGAAGATTAACCAACTGTCAGCAAGCTCGTTGGTAGTTTTAACCAATGACGCTCTTGTACGTACAGGAAAGCTAGTCTCAGAACTCCAATCAAATGGAGCTTTAATGAATAACTTAGTGTCATTCTCTTTACTATATACGGTGTTGTATCTGTATAGATCGTTGGTTTGAGGAAATTCAATTGCTGCTCCATTCGTCCATACCCCTGCTGTCTCATGAAGATGATCAGAGTTAGCACTTCCATATGTACGATGATAACAATCATCAAGTCTCAAAGGAAGATTGATACTTGTCTCTACTGGAAAGTACAATACTTCCGGTTGAGTACTGGCTACTACACCATCTTCCCAAGAACTATATAGGTAATCAAACATTCCAATATAGGTGTCCCCACCATAAGCATTAACAGATGCACCAAGATTACTTATCTCAGAAGCAGCGATATAAAGATTCTGTCTTCTATTGTTATAACTCACACCACCATACTGAGTTGCGAATATGTTTCGTCTGTAGTTAATCAACTTACGTCCGTCACTTGCATGTGTATAAGGTTTGTTCTTACTTCTCCAAGTAGTATTATCGGCTTCAAATACAAATGATATTCCCTTGTCTGTAAAGTTTGCTGCGTTCTTAACTAAGAATGTAGTTGTACCAATGTTTGCTTCTACCTGATCTTGTGCTACTATCTGTCCTGCAACAATATCTGTTTTAGAAGCGGTCTCATGTTCATCTCCAAGAGCTGATCCAGCTCCTGCTATTTCCTGTAACTGAGGATTGTTCATTGGTATTACCGTGTGATAGTTGTAAAGAACCAAATCAGTACCAGCACCACCTACATTTAGATTGTCGTTGAACTCTCCAACTTCCTGTAAGAAATCACTACCCTGTCGTGAAAGGTTCTTATTGAAAGCAACTTCAGGAGAAGCAAACGTGTAAAGATCACTTCCTGCTGCGTCATCCCAATTCTGCGGTACTCCTGCTGTTACAAGACCAACCACCCCTTGAGCCATTACACTTCTGTCTAAGGCTTCTCGTTTAACTCTAACTATCTGATAGCTTTCTACACCGGCAGGTATGTTACTTACTGTAAACTCAGGATAAAGGATGTTACCAATAGTGTCTGTTCCGTCATTCCAAGCGATTGAATAGTCACTTGAAGCACCAACTCCCGGTGCGTATGCTTGAGTTTGTGCCCAACCTACGTAGAAACCACTATCATGTTCAGTAATAGTATATTGACCATAAGTTTGATCAAATGTTAATTGCCATGTACCACCTACGTTAGCAGTAAAACTAGCTAAGTGGCTAAGGTTAGTAACCATTACGTTACGTAACGCATTACCAATTGAGGTTACGTTAGTAAAGCCGGGACCACCAAGAGCAGGATCATTCTGGAACGCACAGTAGATTCCGTCAACCGTTATACGATATAGAACATCGGCTGCACTATTAACTGTAACATCACCTATCTGAGGAGTGGGAGCACCACCACCTGCGTTATATTGTACTTGATTAGCTAATGTACTTATAGATGGCATACGGATGTCTCCGATCCATTTGACGAATGAACTCCTTCCTTTGTCATCGAAGAAGACAATACCAAACCTGTAGGTCTCGTCCCTATGGTATCCTACATACTTAGCTGCCACATACGGACTTGCATAACTAGTATACGAAGGATTATCTACAGTACCTTCGACAGAAGTATATAGTCTCTCACGAGTCACCGTAGCATCATCTATGACTATTTCTTTAATTTTAAAAAGGTATGATATGTTCGGTCCTTCTCCACCGGGAACGATTCCATCAGCTTGGTACATGAATCTATACAAGTGGTTCCCGTCGTTATCAAGATCGTTGAATTTATTTATAGCATCTATCTCTTCATCAAGAGCAGTCCAACTACCTGAAGCACTTGGAGCTGTACCAGTAACAGCTTTAGTAGAACCATTTATATCATAGTAAGTATCGTCTTCCTGATACACTCTCGCAACTCCTCGTAAGGATGCTTGAGCATTATAGTTAGGTGCAGTACTTGTATCATTTGCTCCACCGAAACGGTAAGCTCTTGCGTCATAAGTTACATCAAATGATTCTTCTGTGATGTTTGCAGGAAAAAGAATGTTGTCTTTTGTTTCAAGTTCGTTCGGAGTAAACAGGAGAGTTCCTGTAGTTCGGATGTCTTCCAGAATTAAACTTCCAACACTGCTACCTGTATCTGTAAAGTAGACAGTCTCTAATGCTCCACTGATCTCACGCTCTTCCAGAATCCTGATCGAAGGTTCACCGGCAAGAGAACTGTAATGAATAGCTACAATTCTCATTCTTGTATATCCTATTATACCAACTTCGATACTACCTTTAACAGCTTTACCTGAGTTATCATCTATGTCAGAACCACGATAGTCTTCTGATGTAGAAGAAACATCTGGATATGCAGCAAGGTTTACTAAGTCACTGATAGGAGAAAATATAGTTTCTGCTCCGTGTAGAGCATAGAGTTGATATGCGTATTGAACTCTTCCAGCTTTCAGGTTTCCTCCAACGATGTCTATTATCTCCGGTTGAGTAAGACTGATGTCTCCGATAGCTTCTAACATAGATTCATCCATGTTCACAAGATCGTTAGTATCAGCATTATAGACTGTGTTGATATGTCTTAGTCTATTGTAAGTGTCAACCCAATATACCTTCTGTACACTAGCATTATCATAACGAGCAATAGCTACAATAAGGTTTGTTGTAGATAACCACAGATTACCTGTATAGATAAGATCGCCTGTAGTATGAAATGTGGCATCATCAAAGGTAAAAGTTCCTGCTCCTGAGAGAGCATCTAAAGTAGCAATAGGTATCTTGTAGATAGAGTCAGTCGAAGCTCCGTTTGGAGCACCTTGGTTCGTAGTAGTCCATACCACTACGTAGTCACCTAAGACCACATGACCGACTATAAAGCTTGTAGCACCATTTCGTATGTTTACACGCAATGCAGCCCCTCTAAGGTTCTCTAAAGCACCTCCACTCAATCCTTCTTGAGAAGTCAGGCGCATATTACGAGCATCGTAGTAATGAGTGTTATCGTACTTATTCTTAGATGAATCTCTATCCATCCCCTGATTAAAGGTGTTTATAGTTTTAGCCATTATCCTCCTGAATTATTGTGTAATATCAATCTTTCTTTTTCCATAGAGTATATGAACGATGTATCGTGCATGTCAGGATGAATCCTCAATCTGAGGTATCTGTTCTTGATCGCTTCCATCTGGTCAATAGAAGGAACAGCAGCTTTGGTTTGTGCTGCACCGATATACCACAGTCTTTCTGACTCAAGTTTATTATACTTCTGTTGACTAAGATGATCTTGCATCCAAAGTCTAAAGCCTATTCGTTCAGCTATGTATGCTTGTGTAGCCATGATGAACTTGATGTCATCTGGAACCATTGGCATCCCTAGATTGTTGGTTGGGAACGCTTGGTAGTGTAGTTCTACTTCACCCTCTTCAAAGGAAGTGAACATATAGCTGTCGTTGAGTGTATAAGTATACTGTGACTCTCTAACAAATAGTTGCTCCGTATCTCGTAAGTATGTACTTGACTTACAGAGCATTGGCATCTTACTATCATAATCTCTTGCAAGTGTTACTGCGTGGAGATCAGAAGGTAAGAGTCCTCTATAGTTCTCAATCTGAATAGGTTGAGGCATATTG